CTCTTGACCAACTTGAATGACCACACCATCAGAACCTGTTGTCAAGTCTATTGTTTTATCTTGATTATTCCAAGACAGCTCTCCACCATTTCCAGCCGCACCCGCATTGAAGTCCGCAGTCGTGATATCAGCAGAGGGAATTGTAGTTGTCCCAGTAAATGTAGCATTATCAGTGGGGGCCTTGGCATTCAATGCATCCTGCAAGTCACTCTGATTGCTTAGCGTCCCAGTAACTTGACCCCAGACTGCGGCTACGTCCTCAAGTCCAAGGAATGCAGCAGCCTCCTCTTTGGTTTGCTTCAGGAGCAGTGTATCTATATCGGATGATACTACTTTATTTGGCATAATTGGGCAGTGCTTAAACTCTAGGTCTTAGACCATTTGATAAACTGAGATCCATGATAGCTAATTAGTATCTGTGGCAGATTGCTAGGCCAGTTGTTACGGCTACGGAACTGAATTCACCGTACAGGACGGTTCCAGCTGGGATCGCTACACCAGTGAGTACCTGCAGTGATTGGTCTACGTTATCCGCAGTAAGTGTAGAAAAGGTAGTTTCGATTACTACCTGAATTGCTCCAATTCTACCAGTCTTTGAGTCTGCAGCTCCAAGAACTGTTGATCCACCGCTAGAAAACTCTAATGTGTTGTTTTTTGATGATGCCATTGTTATATTATATCAGATTAGTTTTATCGTTTTTGTCTCGAAAGGTGCGTACTGAACCTACGAATTAAGTTAGAGTTATTAAGATTGTTCACGCGCTCCATTTCATTGCTGATGTAGTTCTGGGCTAGATCCTGCTCAAGTTGAGCTTGCTCTGTCCTGCCTTGCATTCTCAGCAAATCAGAATAAACGGTACCAGCGATGAAGTAGAACCATTCCCTCGGAATATCATCTGACAAAGCAGTGAACTCCTTGAAGTCCTTTTTGTAGGTTACATATGCGACCTTAGTCCCAGACGGTTGCGTGTTCATTAAGTGAGCGCCCTCCTGAGTGACGTAAAAGTCAAACTCAGCACTGGACAGGTTCACGAATGAAGGTCTTTGGTGAATCCTAAGAAATTCAGATATGTCGTACAGGTCGAAAACAAGTGGAGTTGGGATCAGCCCATCAACTTGACCCCAAATTCCATCGTACGGCATTTCCCCGTTCAGGTTAGAGTAAAGTACTGTAGCTTCTGTATCGTCAAATGAAGCTCCGTCTATGAATTCCCAATAGCCAGATGCGTTCTTTCTTATGGCGTATATGTTAGAGCCAGGAGCCAAGTATCTTCCCCCGCCTGGTCTAACGAAAAAACTAATAGCGTCACTCCTAAGATAGTAACTTGGTGAATACTCGGCCAAGGAATAAGCTGGAGAACCATTGTAGGTTCCGATAACTTCGTACAGTCCATTTACTCCCTCTGTTCCAGCTCCAGATACTTGCAGTCCGTCTTGCGTTCTGGATATTACCTGTCGAGCGTTTACACTCCTGGGTTGCCCAGACACTAGGTACCTAGGCCAGTTCTGACTTGCTTGATAAGCCTCGTACGAACGAGCATTAACAAGCGGCAGGACCATTGCCTCTTCACTTTCACTAAGACCACTTACCCCAAATTTTGCTTTAATCTGAGAAAGTAATTCGGCGTATGTTCTTGTATCAAGTGACATTATTTTAAATCTTGTTTGGTGACATGCTGGGGAATTTCTTATTGTAGTACTTAAGGAACTCCTTTGAGTGAACTTGGTCGTGCCCGTATTTGGCAGTCAGTCTAAAAAAATCTCTAGCTGGAATGGTTGCTACGCACTTACCCAATACTGGGTGAGTCTTACCTCTTAGCGCTTCTGCCTCTTTGGCAGCAATGCTAGTGCGTCGCTTTTCATCAGCTTGTTCAAGATTGAATCCATTTTTGATTTCTCGCATGAATTCACGATCAACCTCTCCATCGGAATAGGTTGGTACTTTGGTAATGATTTCCATAAAAAAGGGAAGGGGTGCTTGAACACCCCAGTGATTATATATTACAATTTAAACTTCGGGCGCAACCTCGAAACCAGTTGCATCTAGTTTGAACTGAATACTGTAGGTTCTAGTAAATCCACCAGTTTGAGTATCCTCCGATGTGCTTCGGAAGATTGTCATTTGGGACGCTCTGTCCTCCTGAGGTATAGCGGCATAATTGGAATAAAGACCTTCAATTGTTCCGTACATTAATTTGCGAAAGTCGCCAGTAGTGGCATCTGCTTCCGCGCTTGATACCTCTGGTAGTAAACCGCCAGTACCAATTGTCATTGTGATGTCGGTTCCAGTTGCGGTGTATCCGCTAGTTAGAACTTCACCTGGTGTATCATAATCTGAGTAAGCCATATTTTATATTATTGTTAATTTTAAAAAAAAGGCAGGGGGGCTTTCGCCCCCCAGCCAGAATTAAGACTAAGCAGATACGGCAGTGATCTTACCGTGCGCTTGTGGCTGATAGACCATTGATGTCAATGCGCAGTCCACGTAACCTCTTTCGCCACCACCAAGGTTAGGTAGGCGAGTCGATCCCATTGGGATAAGCTCAGCGATACCGAAGTACTCAGGGTTGATCAAGAAGCCTGTGTCCTTGTTTACTGTGTCAGGAGCGCAGTCAGGGTTCATGTTTACGATGGACACGATGCCATGATCACTTTGGTAGAGCTCTACGGAGAGTTTGATCTCAGCGCTGCCACCTTGGTAGTTAACATTTCTGATGGCGCTGCTTGAAGCTACGTCAGGAGCATAGCGAGCGAAGTCAGTGATCTTACGTCTAAGAGCTGTGTCAGCAACAAGAGTCAAGCTCTCAGTGCTACCAGTTTTTCTGTAGATGCTTGTGATCAAGTCGTTCAGTACGCTCTCGGTGAATTCACCTGCTGCATGAATACTGTCAGCTGGTGTAAGGTAATCAGCAGGAACTGGGTTCAATGCTTGCGCAGTGTCGCTGATCCAAGAACCAAGTCCGCGAAGACCATAGTTAGTGGTGCCATTTTCAACCGAAAGATCCTTGTCGGAAATAAGGGTAGCTTCTACGTCGCGCTTTAGTTCGCGAATCGCTTTAGCTTCAGCTTGTGCAACCTTAGCAGGTCCAACCGAATCAACTGCTTCCTGAAGATCAGAAACCATGTAGTCGCGGCGGAACTTTTGAACGTAGTTACCAACTCTAGCTCTTTTTGTGAACTTATTGGTGAATGCAGTTACGTCATCACCTTCTCCAATGCCGTCTGTGTTGACTGCATCGATAGAATCGATTGTCCACTCAACGAAAGTCGAGTTAGCCTTCTTCTTAGGAGAAGAAGAGAGAACAGGTGTTTCCTCTGGAGCGAGAATAGTAAGAACGTCGAGGAGATCCTCTCTGTTGGATACGGATGAACCCTGTCCAGCTGTTACGTGTGGAGTTGGGCTGTATGTGTTTGTGAAGTTAGCGTTATTGTCTGCCATGATATTTATTTATTGAATTTATTATTGTGTTAATTGAAGGGTTCTCATTCTGATGAAGTCATCTTTTTTACCGCTTCCTTTGAACGTATTAGCAGCATTTTGAAGATTCTTAATGCCTTTTGATATTTTTTTATCTGACCTTGCTGATCCAGGAGTCCCAGATGGTGGAGTAAGTCTAGTTGACTTTGACTTACCCTTAACCGCAACTGGTTGTCTGCCGTACATGCTGTTAGCAGCATGAGCAAGAAGGTAAGGTAATTGAGCAGCAACTTCAGCGTCGAACCTATCTAGGTTCTGCAGCCTTGGGTCTTCAAGCATTAGCTTGTACTTCTCGCTTACTTCATTTTCATCCTGCATCCAACTTAGCTCCTTCTCTGCCTGTTGCATTAACTGCGCTTTGGCGGCTACTGCATTTTCACGCTTTTGAAGGCTCTTCAATTGAGCTGGGATGAATTTCTTCTGTGCCTTTCTGGCATTTTGAAGATGCTTCCTTACTTCAGATTTGGTCAATTCCTTGCCCTCAACTTCAGTAACTACGTCATCTGCACTATATCCGTCACTATCAAAGATAAGTTCTTCCGCCCATTCAATGACTTGCTCAACTTCTGTCGCTGTTTTTTGTAGCGATTCAATTGAATCAATGCCCCTGTAAGGGTTATCGGATTCTTTTACCTCTGGTTGTAACTGACTGCCCATTTCAGACTTTAGCTTTGCTAATTCAGCTTCTGCTGATTTTCGCTTAGCCGTCAGTTCACCGAATCTAGCAACCGCTCTGCTTCCGAGTTTATCGGAAAGCTCACGAAGCTCTTCATCGGTCATATCATCTAATTCGATTTGAGAAAGAACGTGTTCTTTGTCCCCTGAATCATCTTCGGCTCCTTCTTCATCCGTGAACTCGTCTTCGGCGGCTTCTTCGTCGCTTACTGCAGTTTCCTGCTCTTGCTCTTCGGATGAATCCTGAACTTCTACTTGATCTTCGACTTCTTCAACTTCTGGGGCTTCTGCAGCTTCTGTAGTAGCTTGGGCTAACCTTCTGTTGATAAAATCTGACGGTGACATGTTTGACGCTTGCTCTGTTTCGGCAGCAGCGGATGCCGTTTCATTGACTTCACTCATAATATACGCTTTTTACGCCAGCGATGGCGATGTTTCCATTATAGCATACTGTTTTTCTTATCGAGCTGGGAATCTTTTCTTAAGAGATTCCCAACCGCAAAGAGAAGTTATTTCATCGTACGCCAAGATTCTTCCAGAAATTTGACTTAGTTTTTCTATGTCGGCTGAATGCATTTCAGAAATGCACTCTTCTCTTATTCTTGCTATTTCCTCAACCAATTCAGCAAAAGCTTCATGATTGTGCAGCATGTTTAGGTTGTCCTGTAGCGTCATATTATTGCTCAATGGATTGAGTCTGTACTTCTCCCATAGAAGCTGCTCTAGTTCCTAGCTTGCCGTATTCGGAGCCATTGACCTGTTGCTGCTGCTGGAATGTGTACTGCTGCATGTACTTCTGCATTCTTTGGCCGAATGCCTGATCGGTTTGCATTCTTTGAGCAATGTCAGGCTGCTGTACGTAGTTCTGAATAATAGGCATTGCTGCGGATCCGCCGTTCGGACGGGCTGGCATTTCAATACCAGCTGAAATCTTACTGAGGTCATCAATGATGTCCTTTTGGACATCCTTTGAGGATGTATCGGTGTCCTGAAGGATAACGTCAGCAAGGATCGGATCAATGCTACTTGCGTAAGCAACGAGCAAGTTATCAACATTGATTCTACCATTCCTGTCCAATTGTACCAATTCAACTAGCTGCTTGAGCTTGGCCTCTTGGGTCTCTGGATCATTATTGATGCTATCGTATGAAATAGTAATATCGAAGTTCTCGCTGGGGTCACCCTTACTGAACTCTTGAGGGTCTGGTACACCAGTAACCCTAAAGAACACGTAGTCAGGGCCGAAGCGCTGGAAGCAGGTGAAGCACATACGCATTACCTCTGCTGCATGCTCTAGGTACTTATCAACTAAGAATTGCTTACGTACGCCTGAGATCTCGCTATCTTCATCTAGTCCAAGAAGTCTATCTGCTTGGGCAAGTTGAGTCTTCTCCATCTCGATGCTTCCCTCTAGTGAAACTGCATCTGGAGTGTCCGCGAACTCGTAGTCGTCCTTGCGTCTACGGGGAATGTTTCTACCAGGGCCCCAGTCCAGCGGAGGCTGGTTGACGGGGTGCATAATAGGGGGAAGGGTGCATAGACTGTTTCTGTCGATTCTGGAGTCTCTCTCCACCTTTACTTGGTTCTGAATGCCGCGAAGCAAATCTGGAATAGTAGTAGTATCGTACAGGCGCTTGCTTTCCTCTGAAAGTCTAGTGACTACAATCGGGTAATCATCGTACCCGTTCATCAATTCAAACTTAGCGTAGTCCCTTTCGGTCAAGGAAGAGTACTCCCTGTGGAAGATAGTTCTATAGATACCTTCAGCTCCATCTTCATCGTCAACTAGTCTTTGGTAGCAGTGCACAATCTCAACTAGATCGTTGCTTTCGTAACTGCTATCCCTGAACATGCTTCCCCTTCTGGACTCTTGCTCATTGTCGAAGTTATCGGTATTTACACCGCTGTAATCCTCGATCACTTTACTTACGAAGTCTTCATCCCAGTCGTCAGTTATTACCTTGTTTTGCAGCTCTTGTGGGGTGTAGTAAGTTCTCCAGAAGCAATACGGACTTCTCTGAGGATCAGTCACGTACGAGGGGAAAAAGAAATCTCCATCTGGAGAAAGTGTTTTTAATTCAGGGGCATCGACGCTTCTTTTTACTGCTGGAATCTCTGCTGTGCCAAACTTGCGCAGTTCATTGATCGCCTTCTTTGCCCTCTTGTCAGTGACGCCATCGTAAGCTGCTTGAAGCATTACCATGATTTCTTCATCTTTACCTTCATCCAGCATTACCCCGATCTCTGGTACGGACTCAACGATTTGCTCAAGGTTCAGCTTTTGAATGATTCTGCGGTCCTCGATCATCCAACCTACGTACGTGATCATAATTCCACGCTCCAGTAGGTAGTTAGCCCCTAGTTCCATTTCACGGAAGAATCTAGGAATGTAGCCACTACTGATCATCCACTTCATGAAACTAGATACAATCTTAGCCCGCTCGGCGTCTGTCCCTTCGGTTGGGAATGCTCTTACGTTGGCCTTCTTCAGACTGGAGACCAGTAGCGCTACAAGTCTAGTTATTCTTTCCTCAATGACATGAGCCTCCATGTCACTAGCTCCCTCCCAGGGAAATGCGTCGGAGCCATGCTTTCTTAAATCTCTGCTTTTACCAGGCCAAATGTTTCTTCTATCTTCATAGGCATTTCTGCACTGATCAAAATATGATTCAAGGTCCAGCACGGTCTGATCATATGCATTTCTCAATACATTGACGTCAGGGGTCTTGCTATAATATG